GATGAATTTCCAGCCCATATACCACATAAGGGTATTATTCTTACTCCACATGATCATGTCCCAGTCAAAGCTGTTAAAACTAAAATGATTGGTGGTTATGCAGGTATGGATAAGAAAATAATATATCCGCCTGATACGGCTGAGCATTTCACATATCATTATAGTCATAGATCAGCATGTGGTTCTCCATTACTTTTGGATATAGAGCAAAAGGGTAAACTCATTGCTGGTTTCCATATAAGTGGGGTTATAACACCCAAAGGGGGTAAAGAATTTGACAAAGGTTATTCTATAGTATGCAAGAAGGATGTCATACTCAATGCTCTTAATCAGTTTCCAAATAAATGTACTATTAATGACACAAGAGATGGTTATGGAACATTAGACACCTATTGTGTTAGACAAACTGATACTACGCTTACCGATTTGCACCCCAAGAATATGACGAGAGCAATCCAAGCCGGTGTAGGCGCTATTATCGGTGAAATGCCTGGTTTATTTCAAGGACATCCTAAACGTAATATACGTAAGGCTATGTTATTTGAAGATGTTCAGGATGAATTTGGAGCTCTTAAATTAGGAATGCCTAAGTTCAAGTTTGGGTTATGTAATGGTATTTGGAATCACCCTTATCAGATGGATGCCCAAGTCATTTCAAATTCCAACGTGAACTTATATCCTAAAGAGTTAGAACAAGCAGCCATTAGTTATATGGATAAAATCAAGAAAGAATTGGATGTACCAGATGGTTTTAAACTACGCCCGTTAAGTGATTATCAGGCTATAAATGGTATACCTAATGAACAATATATTGATCATATTAATTTTAATGCTGGTGGTGGATTCAATAATTTTCGTAAGAAGAAATATGATTGTGTTGACGCCCCACAAGAAGAATATCCTACTGGTAAGTTATTTAGGCCAGAGATAATGAGTAAAATAACCGAATATGAGAATAAGTTTATGAGAGGTGAAGTTATGATACCTATATTTCAAGCTCACTTAAAATCTGAACCACGAACACTCAAAGAGCGTGATCTTGAGGAGAAAGAGTTTTTTTCCAATTATTTTAGGAAATATGGTGGTGATCTTGGTTTCGAAGGTATTGATCCATATATACACGAGCATTACTCCCCATTTGAGTATAAAGTTAAGGATGCTCGAGTTTTTACTGGTACTCCCATGATTATATCACACTTAATTCGCAAGTATACACTCCATTTCACACAAGTTGTGCAGCAACATAATTCTGTTTTTGAATGTGCTGTAGGAGTTAATGCTGAGTCATATCAGTGGGGTTTAATGTATGCTAAGTTAGCTCATTTTGGAGTTGATTTTATGGGTGCTGGTGATTATAGTAAATATGAC